CTGGTGATCGGCACCGTTACCGACTATCGAGACGCCTCGACCAACTTCAAGCACATCGGTAAAGTTGACGGTTTGCGGATCACCAAAGCGGCCCGCTACATCACGAGCTTCACCCCGGACACCTCGGCATTCACAACCAATCAGTGTACGATCAGCGGCACGGTAAAGGACGCTGCTGGTGATTTCGCCGCCCGGCTCGTTCGCACGCTGCGCCGCGATTCGTGCGAAGTCCTCGGCGTATCGGTGTCGAACGGCACGACCGGCGCCTATAGCCATGAGGTCGAAACCACGGCTGAATGTATGGTCCTCGCCAACGACGGCACGCCGACTGACCCCTACGCTACCAACGTCAAGTTGGCTTTGAAGATGGCCGGTGCCAACGGATCAACGACCTTCACCGACGATGCCGGGCATGCGACGACGGCCAACGGTGACGTGAAGATTGTCTTAAATGCGTTCCCATACGGGCGCAGCGCGGCCTATTTCGACGGCACGGGTGACTACATCGCTTGTACCTACTCGACAGACTATGAGGTTGGCAGCGGAGACTTCACCGTTGAGTTCTGGTTCAAGGTGCCTGATGTCAGCGGTCAAAAAACGATGTTCGCGTTTCAGGCTGACTTCCATATCGGCATCTTCCTGAACGGCAACCGCATGAACTGCTTTGCCAGTTCCAACGGAACCTCATGGGACATCATCTCCGGATACACGGGTGGCAGCTATGGCGCCGGCTTTACCGACGTGACGGCCAACGTCTGGCATCACTTCGCTTGGGTGCGCAGTGGTTCGACGTGGACCATGTGGCTGGATGGGAAGGTTGACCGCCAACTAACCGGCTATACGCAGACCGTGTTTTCGCGCAACGAAGCCCTGAACATCGGTCGATGGGGCAATGCCGGGTACTTCATGAACGGATTCATCAAAGATTTCCGTCTGACCAAGGGAGCTGCTCGGTATGTTGGGCCATTCTCCCTACCGCTGCCTGACTTTATCCCAATGCCGGCGGGCACTGAAAACGCCGTCATCCTCGACTGTATGGTGCCGATCTAAGCCGTGGCCTACACCCCGCCACTCGGCAACGCCGCAGACCTCAAGTTCAGTACGGGGTATACCGCACCGGCCGGGAACGCCGCAGACCTGAGTTTCGTTACTGGTAATGCGTTCACGATTGCATGCGCGGCAACTGCGGTATTCAACACCGAAGTAGTTGTCGCGGTTCACGGGACAGCCACAACAGCTTTCGGCGGAGCAGTTTCTGGGTACCAAGCAGGCACCGCAACACTAGGCGGGGTCGCTACGGTTGGGTACCATGTCGTTGCGTACCTCGATGCACCGTTCTCCGCAGTGGGCTCCGCTACCTTGGTGCAGCATGCCCAAGTATTTGGCACTTCCGCATATGCGCTGTTCGGGTTCGGTGCGAACTCTGCTTGGGTGTCAGAGTCGTTCAGCGGGGGAGAGTGCGCGGTCTTGGGGCAGGCCTCAGCAGCTTTCACCCCGATATACAGCATGTCATGCTCGGCGGGGGCTTCTACAGACCTGAAGATCGGCGGCATGGTGACGCACCCGTTCACTGTAGCGGGGGCTGCAGGTTCAGCCCTTCTTGGAACCCATCTGCGTGCCGGGTTCATGCAGTCGTTCGGCAGTACTTCGTACGTGTTCAACGCTCGACGAATCGCCGCCGCTGGCCTCAGCGCCTCCGGTGTGGCTGCTGCCGCGTACTATCCGAACACCCTGCAGGCTGGGGCGTACTCCGTTGGTGGTGCCGGTACCACCAGCGTAGGTATAGGTGCAGTGACACCTGCCACAGCAAGCATCGCCGGGGCTGCCAGTGAAGGGCTGTACTCGGCGTCGTTTGGTGACGTTACTGCGGTGCTTCTCGGCGTGGGGGCGGTCGATTTCCACATTGGCGGCATGGTGACGCACCCGTTCGCTGCAGCTGGGGTTGGGGCTGCATCTGGCGGCGCGGAGACACTCCTGCAGGGGCTGCTTGATATTCCCGGGGTGGCAGCCGCTGGGTTTGGCAGCGGGTACCGCGTGCAGGCGATCAGGTACGACACATGCTATGTACCCCCCACGGTCGACCCCACAGCATACGCATTCACAACCCTCGACGAAGTCGAGGTGCTCACGGTTGCGGATGAAGTCGCTGTGGCCACGTTCATCGCGGACCTCATCGCGTTTACCTATCAGGAAGAACTACACATACTCCCCGAGCATGTTCGTGCCGTTGAAGCCGTTACCTGAGTGGTACAATGGCGCAAATTCAGGGTGGACATCCATGGAACTCAAAAACTTTACCGGGTTGGCGAACACAGTAACAGCTGAGGCTATACCTGAAGGTGGGCTTGTCGAAGCCTTGAATGTTGACATCGACGACGCCGGGCGGATTCGCAGGCGTCGCGGCATCCAGTCAGTCCATACCGGGCGGTTCCACAGCCTCTTCCAGACCAGCGACAACGCGGTGTTTGTCGTTCGCGACGGGGTGTTCTCGAAGCTCAATGCACGCATGGACACCGCCCCCCTCCTCTCCGTTGGGGATGAAAAGCTCCACTATGTACAGGTCGGCGATCGGGTATATGCCAAGTCGACGACGCAGGCGTTCTCATTCGATTCTTCGGGCAGTGTTCTCCCTTGGGGTATCCCCCATGTCCCTGCCTTCGCCGTGCAGTCGGCCCCGGGGGCTATCTTTGCGGGGGGCTGCGGGGTAGTCGCCACGTATGTACGCACAGCTGACGGGCAGGAAGGCGGTGCCTCAGAGGTCCGCTACGTCAGCACCGCTGGCGGCATACTGGTATCTGGCATCCCTGACCTTGAAGGCCACACCGCAAACGTCTACCTGTCGACCGGAGACAGCGTCTTCTACCTTGCCGCTACGCGGGTGACCGGCAGCACGATGCTGACCTCCCCGGTGCAACGCCTTGGCGTCCCCCTCCGCACGTTCGGGATGTACCCGCCGGTCGGGCGGGGGCCACTGGCCAAGTCGTTCGGCCGTGTCTATGTCGCTGACGGGCACGTCCTCTGGGCCACCGAGCCCCACCAGTTCGAGCGGGTGGATAGAGCCGCCGGGTACAAGGTGATGGAGTCCAGAATTACGTTCTTGGCGTCGGTCACGCAGGGGGTGTACATCGGTACCGAGTCAGGCGTGTTCTTCATGAAGGGGCCGTTTGAAGACGCTAAGTTGACCCGCATCGCGTCGGTCGGAGCCCCTGACCAGACCCCCCAAGACATTGACGTAACCTACGTCCTCTCTGGTGAAAAGCAAGGCGTTGGAGTAATGTATATCACTGATGGTGGCATCTGCGTCGGTACGTCCGAGGGGGAAGTCATCAACATGACCAGTAAACAGTTTGAGTTCCCCAAGGCGACGGAGGTCAGCACGATGTTCCGCCGGCAAGATGGACTCAACCAGTTTGTCGGGGTGTCTTCGCATCCCGGCTCCCCGACCGGTTCCGCGCGGTTTGGGGATTTTGTGGATGCGGAGATCATTCGTCACAGGAGCTAATCATGGAAGCAAAACTTGGAATGCACGGTCGCTATGTCGGCCAAATTATCCGTAAGGGCGTTGTCATCGATGAGTTCGAGATCGACAACCTTGTGGTTGACCAAGGGCTGAACTACGCCCTCAACGCCGGCTTCGGCCAAGCATCTGCACTGACCAACTGGTACGTCGGCCTGTTTGAAGGCAACTATACCCCGACCTCGGGTGTCGACGCCGCCACGATCGCCACGCTGTCGTCCGAGTGCACCGGGTACACCAGCTCGACCCGCCCCGCATGGTCTCTTCCGGGGGCAACCACAACGAAGCAACTCACGAACGGCGCTGCTCGTGCCAGCTTCACTTTTACGGCCTCCAAGACGCTGTACGGCGCCTTCTTGGTGTCCAGCAACGTCAAGGGCGGCACGGCCGGCGTCCTGTTCAGCGCCACCCGTTTCTCTACGCCGAAGTCTGTCGATGCGGATGATGAGCTGCTCATCACCTACACGCTGACTGCATCCGACGCCTAACAGGAGCCGACCATGGCAAGCACTGGGTTTGTTTTCAATTCGACCCTGCGCGACGAAGCGCGGGGTGACATTAACTATCTGACAGACACGTTCAAAGTCATGCTGTTGTCGAGTTCATCCACTCCTAACAAGGACACTTGGACTCGGCGAAGTGACGTGACCAACGAGGTGACTGGCACCGGCTACTCAGCGGGCGGTGTGGCTGTTGCCGTCTCGGTGGGGGCTGTGGACACCAACAACGACCGGGTGGATGTGTCGCTCGGCTCGGCCGAATGGCTGTCCTCAACCCTCACGGCACGATACGCGATCTACTACAAGTCGCGCGGGGGTGCATCAACGGCTGATGAGTTGGTGGCGCTGGTGGACTTCGGGCAGGACGTATCAACCATCAATGACACGTTCTCGATGACGGCTTCCATCCTTCGCAAGAACAACCCATAACGGAGGTACCCCATGGCTGTTGCTGATGGCATCCTGCTAACACCTTCGTACTCGATCAGTGCTGGCATGGCCTCTGCGCTGTCGATGCGGCACGTCGGCTTCCGCTATGGGGGGTTCACCGACCTCTCTTTCAGTTTCGACGACCCTAACGGGTTCGCGTACGTGACTGAAGACACTGGGCACTACACTGAGGGTATATACCTTACGTTTGGGATGGCCAACTCGAACGTGCGTGCGAAGTTTGGCAGCACATCGCTGCTCCACCCAGACACGTCATATACCGCCCTCCCAGCAGGTACGTATCCTACCGCACAGACTTACGCCGACTTCTCTCTTGAGTTCTGGGTGTTCTTCGAGGATGCCACGGACATCGCAATCGTCACGTTCGAGGGCGGCGGGTACGTCGGTCGAACTGGAGGCACAATCAGGGTATCCGCAGGTACGAACAACAACGGCGGCACCAATGTTTCACTCAACACATGGCACCACTTCGCATTCACCAGAAAAGCGAACATCGTTCGAGCCTTTCTGAACGGTCATCAGGAACTGAGCTATGTGTTTGCTGGTGAGTTGAAGATAAACGGGTTCCCGGCGGCTGCTGGCGGCAGCCGCTACTACCTAGACTCTCTAGGGTTCTCCGGTTCATACTGCCACTACTGGCAAGACTTCTCCCCTCCAGTCTTGCCGTTCAACGCTATCCCTAGTTCGTCCGGCGTGGTCATAACTCAGCCGTACTCGCTGGTTCCGGCAGAGGCTTCAGGGTCGCTACTCACCCCATCCGAGTATGATGGGCAATGGAGCCGCACCGCGATACTGCTCTCCCCCGGTGGGGTTGACGGCACTCCCGTAAAGGTGGATGCGAAGAATCGCCAGTTCTACAACAACGGTAACAACGTCACGTACTCTTCGAATAAATCAAAGTTTGGCAGTAGCAGCCTATACTTTCCGGGGAGCGCAAGCCACATAAGCGTGTGGAGTTCATCCGATCTGGATATTATGGACTGCGATTTTACGCTTGAGGTGTGGGTCAATCCGTCCACACTCAAGGATGCCGTAATCCTGAGTAAGTTCGGCGACCTGCGCCCCGGATGGGGGTTGACATTCGACGGTGCAGGCAAGATTCGTTTTGCATTTTACTCGATAGAAAACGGCACTATGTCTACGATATACGGTGCCAATATTGCAGCAAATCAGTGGAGCTTCATTGCGGTATCCCGCACAGGAGACGACTATCGCATCTGGGTGAACGGTGCGCTTGGTGATACCTTGAATCTACCGTATGGTCCATTCCGCGTAACAACTCGGATGTACCCCGGTGGCGGGTATGGTGGGGATTCTAGGGATTGGGATGTTCCCCTAGTCTTAGGTTCAGACACCGAAATTGGTAACGGAAACTACCACTTCCACGGGTACATGGAGGACTTCAGGTTTACGGTTGGGTACTCGCGGTACCGCACTGCGGAGACCATGGCGGTGCCTACCAAGTCGTTCGTTCCTACAGGCAGTGGCGTCGATGGCGATCCATACTGGTCAGATGTCAAGTGCCTGCTGCACTTCGATGAGCCACATGGAACTGTCGCGAACATCCGCGATGCTCGCGGCAATAGCATAGTCACTACGGGCGGAGCCTACGTTGGCACCGACCATAACGGAGTCAAGGGGAGATGCGGTAATTTCCTAGTACGCCCCGCATCGCCGGATAACTCCACCATAAAGTTTCCGTTGACGAACGACTTCGACCTGTCGAGTGGCGACTTCACCATAGAGTTTTGGTGCGATAGCATACAGAACTCAGGGATTAACTTTATGTCAGCCCTCCAGTCAGACCCAAATCGAGGGTGGTATATCAACTGGCTCGGGTACGATACCCAGCCCCTGCCGCCATATTACGGCGGATACTTCCAATGGAACCAGTGGGATGCAAATGGCGTTAACGACGTAGCTATCAGTGATTTTGGTGTAATCTGCGGAAGGCGGTGGTTCCATTTCTGCATACAGCGGCGTGGTGACGACATTACGTTTTACGTTGATGGTGTGGCGGGTCCAACCACGACAATCACCCGCCGCCCGGCTTACACCACGCAACCGATTCAGCTTGGGGGAACGCGGTGGTGCTCCATGTTCCACTACGACGAATTCCGACTCACCCGTGCGGCGCGATATGGAACCAATTTTAAGCCCGTTGCCGGGAAGTACCCAGAGTACCCGTTCTCATTTGGTCAGGCAGTTATCTCTGAGACAGCATCGTTTATCCCCGGGCAGGTGGCAGCCGCTGCGCAAGTTGACGGCGCAACATTTGGGTACGAGTCCCGCATCGTGATCCCTGACGTGGTCGCCCCGACGCTGGTAGTGGGATTCAGCTTGCCGACAGCGGCTGCTGCGACAGGCGGCGAAGGTGTAGGTGAAACCCTCGGACTGTCTGACACCCTGAATTTCCGCCACGCCTTTAGGTATGCCAGTTCCCTGTCGGTGGCCGATACCGCACTGGTTCAGTATGTAGCCGGCGCCGAATCCGGCATGGGGGTTTCAGACGCTGCTTCAGTCACGCTAGGCAACGTGACGGCTGCTGAAGGGCTTCTGCTAACCGAGCAGTGGGGTAAACGCGGCAGGCTCGGCCGGATCGAAACTGAAGGCATCAAGCTGTCCGCCGCACATCGCGTGGGTATAGGCATCCCGTTGGCAGACGCAGCAGGATTCAATGAGCTGACGGTGGTGACGAAGTGTGCCTCGCTCTGGGACCGCATGTTCCTCTACGAGCTGATAGGTACTCAGTTCACGTTCCAAGTGCACCATCAAGAGGGGGTGGCGTTCGCCGTGGGGGTCGGTAAGCACTCGTACGGCGGCGAGGCTGTGGACTCGCTGGGTCTCCATGCTGAGTCCTCCCGAGCCAAGGCAGTGATCCCCATCGTGTCGGAGGGGGTTGGATTCTCCGCAGGCACTGGAGGGGCCGCGCACATCACCATTACCGTGCCTGAATCGTGGGTGATCGCGGATGGGATGGAGCCCGCCCAGATGTTGGAGGCACTCATCGCAGAGAACGTCGAGTTTGTCGACTACATGGCTTCCCCCAGCTTCACAACATGGGTAATGAACACTCGCACCAACGCAGTCAGTGAGTATGCTGGATACCGATTCAACAGCTTCACACAGGTCGGCGAGCGGGTGCTCGGTGCTAATGATGCCGGACTGTTCTGGCTGGATGGGGGCGACGACGCAGGCACACCGATCGAAGCCGTTATCCAACCGGGGGTTGTGCAGCCTCATGGCAACAAGCTGGCCAACGTGCACTACGCATACCTCGGGATGCGAGGTGATAGCGACTTCGTGTTCACCATCACGGATGAGGCGGGTGGGTCGTTCGCATACCGGCTGGATGCGAACTCGATGAAGACTGGCAAGGTTCCGTTCGGGCGCGGCCTCAAGACTCGGTACTTCACGTTCAACATGCGTTCGATGGGTGGCGATTTCGATCTGGATAACATCGAGTTCATCACCCAAGAGACAGCCCGCAAAGTGCAGCGATGAGCCACCTCCCCACCCTCTGGGCGATCACCGAGAACAGAACTGACAGCATCGCCCGGATGGCTCCGAAGGTTATCATCCTTGGGGATCGGGAGGCTGTGGCGGAGCGCATGGGGGTGTTCCAGCAACGGTATCAGGTCTACGTTGAATCCGCTGGACTGGCTGGGCTGCAGCAGAACGCGCAGAAGGTCCACCTGTCGGATGGCGCATACATGCACATCATCTCCAACGGGATGCAGGACACTGTCTATCTATACGCGGAACGGAAAGGTGGCGGAGGCAGCGTACCTGAAGGGTTCCTCGTCACCTACACGGACGGCAGCCAAGAGCTGTACTTTTTCGATATGGACCCGCACGAGCTGGAGGATGGGGCCATGTCGGAGCCGTTCCCCTTCGTCGAGGTTAGCGACATGCTCGCCGGTACCCACCGGAAGAACGCCATTGGGCAGCTCTGGGTGTCGTGGGACGGTACGGGCGGCGGTGACATTGCACTGGAGTCTAAGGAGCCGGAAGAGGGGGATTATAAGACCCCGGTGGACGACGCAAATCCCTACGGGGCATACTCCCGGTACGTGTACTGCCAAGGAAAGCGATTCCCATTCCTGCCGGGCGAGGATGCCAAAATAGTCGGTATGGGGGTGGCAGGGAGCACAGTCATGGTTGCCACCCTCGCATCGGAGACGATTACCGTGCACTACGGGGCTATAGTCAGCGACGCACAAAGTCACGTCGTAGAAGGCATCGAATACGTTGGGGTGGTCGGCAGCATTTCCGGGGTCGATTCGACCTGCAAGATGGTCAATTTCAACGCTGACCTGACCTCCTGTGTGGTCGGGGAGTACATATTGAAGCTACCAGAGCCGAAGTTCTGGGGGCAGGAGCAGCTGCAGCTGAGCAAGTACCAGCCTACTATGGGTAGTGTAGAGACTTCAATACTGGAGAAAATCCGGTGCCTAAGTAGTGCGTACTCGCTGGCCGAAGATGGCAGTGAGGTTCTCCGATTCGTCTACAAGCGCACCCTCCTCACACGAGCCATTGGGGTGTACGCCCCGACCAACACTTACGAGTTCGGCCCCGGATGGACTGTGAGCATGGAGAAAGTCACCTCTGGTGGCGTGACCTACCGGTATGGGTATTTCTGGGCTGCCCATGCACAGGCAGAGGTAGGCGCCCCGTCGATCTCAGGTTCCTACGTCGAGAACCAGCTCGCGACAGTCTTGGTGAAGCCCATCATCATATTCCAAGGGATATACCCAACCCAGATACACACGTGGATGCGGACAGTGCTGCAGGTAGATGCGACCGCAGAGAACACATACTACTGGTACCGGGACTATGAGAACGATGAATACGTCAGGTGTAACTGGTCGCGCGGGTATGTAGGGTACTCTAGTTGGGACGAGTACGGCGCTGCTGAGCCGACTGAAACTGACGTGCAACACTCGACAGCCGTCAACTTCAACGGGCAGAAGATCATCACCAAGTTTGGGATGTCGAATTGGATTTATATTGTGGGGTGTGGGAAGCAGAGCTTCATCGCACGGAAGGTCATAAACGGCACCACTGGGGGCGCACTGCTTGTATCCAAGGCGGGCGCAACGAAGACCCTGACTGGGGTCAAGCACGTAGGGATTATCTAGGAGAGCACCATGGCTGACCATTTCAACTTAGGCATCGACGGGCAGGACATACTCGACAAGATCGACTCACTAATCAGCGAAGCGACGGAGCAAGACTTCGGCACGTACGGAGGCGGGTTCAGTGCCCCGCAGAACGTCATTTCGATGAACGTCAATCTGCCGAACGTGCCCTACATGGAGCCGCCCGGCCCTCCGACCCCATTCAATCCCAGCCAGCTGAACTTTGGGAGCGATCCGAAGGAGGACGTACTAGACCCCCTTCCACAGTGGGGTGACGTGAACGAGCCGACCAGCAACTTCGGTTCGCCCCCAGCCGCCTTGCACCCCTTCATGGAGGTGGCACCGTCGATGCAGGACACGATTCAGGTGCCGACCATAGGGGACGCACCCACCATTCGCATTCCGGGGTACCCAGACCTCACGGCGGTACGCATCCCGGAGTTTTCAGCAGGGACGCCCCCAGAGTACAACCGTGAGGACTGGATAGTTCGCTTCGACGACATCGCCCCCAACCAGCTGATGTTCTCCTATGTCGACGACCCGGTCTATGCGGACTGTGTCCGGCACCGCGACTGGCTACTGGCCCGGGCATACAACGGCGGTACTGGACTGCCTGTGGATGTGGAGAACGCGATCTTCCAGAGGGATCGAGATAGGGAACAGCAGCTCGCCCTGAATGCAGAGCGGGACGCCACACTGCAGAACTCAGCACTCGGGTTTTACATCCCGGGCGGGGCGCTGCAAGCCAAGCTGGATAAGATTCGCGCTGACGCCATGGGCAAGATGATGGCCACCAGTCGGGATGTCGCGGTCAAACAGGCCGAGATGGAGATCGACAACATCAACAAGGCGCTCACCCTTGTCGACTCTCTAAGTAAGAGCCTGATGGACAACTACACTGAGGTCGCCAAGATCGAGATGGAGTCTATCAAGGCAGCTAACACCGCTGCAGTTGCGATCTTCGACGCCCGAGTGAAGGCCCATGTGGCCTCGGTTGAGGTGCAGAAGATTGGAGCGCAGGTCTACTCCGCCATGATCGAGGCCTACAAGGCTCGCGTGTCAGCGTACCAGTCAGTGATCGAAGGGGAGAAGGCCAAGGCAGATGTGAATAAGAGCCTCATCGACATGTACATCGCCCAGATGCGCGGTGAGGAGCTGTCGATGCAGATTTACAAGACGACTGTTGAGGCTATGGAAGCCCGCACGCGAATTGAGGAGTTCAAGATTCGCAAGTTTGAGGCTGAGATCAACGCCTACACAGCCCAGATTCAGGCGTACAACGCTGAACTTGGCGGCAAGAAAGCCGAGGCTGAGATATTTACGGAGCGTGTGCGTGCCTATCAAGCGGAGGTGGCAGCCTACGGGCAGAAGGTTGAGGCTAAGGGGAAGTACTTCAGCGCCCAGATCGAGGCGCGGAAGTCTGTAATCTCCGCTAACGAGGGGCGAGTTTCTGCATACAAGGCTCGCGTCGATGCCGCAGGCACCAAGGCCAGAGCCGAAACCGACTATGCGAACGCGTTGGTCAGTGCGCAGTCAAGCCACGCTTCGGCGGTGGCCGCGTACAACCAAGTGCTCTCCGGCATCTGGAGTACTGAGGTGCAGGCTCACATGACCGCCCAGACCCTCGCTATGGAGAACGGCAAGATCAACGCCGACGTGCAGCGCACCAACTTGGAAGTAGCTTCGCGGTGGTTGACTGCGCAAGCGCAGATCAGGGCACAGTTGGGGGCTGCCCGGATGAACATGGTCTCCGTTCACGGCAACCTCGGAGTCAGTGCCTCCGGCAGCCAGAACGAGAATCACAATCACGCGTATCAGGAAAGAACCTAACCGGCTACCGCAGGGTAGGCGTCCTCTGGAGGGGGCTTCGGCCCCCTTCGCTTTTCTAGACGCCTGCTTGAACCGCCTGCTGGACCGCCGTGTAGAACTGGGCGTGGAGCTTGGTGGCATCAACTACCCAGCACCGAACCTGACCCTTGGCGTATTGGTTGGTGTCCGCACCCAGCGTCTTCAGCCGGGAGATTTCGGTCAGCACCCCACGGGCCACCAAGGACTTCTCCCACGACTTGATGCTGGCGTTCACCTCGGCGCAGTACTTGGCCACCTCGGCCTTCGAAATGAATATCACACCCTTGTCCATCTCGTGGCGGATAGTCAGCTGGCGCTGCGGACGCAGGGCGATGTTGTCGAGGTTGGAGGTTGCCCGGCTGGACAGCACTAGCGTCTCCGAGATGCGTTCTTCCAGATAGGTCGACAGCTCCTCAACTGGGTCAGCCTTGAACTCGCCATGCTTCTCACGAACCTCGGTAATGTGGGACTTCATCCATGCAAAGTCCTTGGTCAGATCGAAGTGCAGCAGCCCCAGCTCATGGACGATCTCAGCGGCCACCTGAGCCACCGCCATGCTATCGCTCCAGAAACGCTCCGGGCCTTGGAAGGCCATCTGCTTGCCCAGAACCACACGGCGATCCTCGACACGCTGCTTCACGGCGTCGTAGTTCTTGGTGACGTACCCCATGAAGACGCTGCCTGCGAAACCGTAGTTCTCCCCAATGCGGGCAAGGAACCAGTCAGCCTGCGTCTTGGCGGTACCGGTCGGGTCGTATGGGAACGCCTCGAACTCGACACCCAGCACACGCATCACATTGGCGTCGGTGCCCTTGCGGGTGGCCATGGCCTGAGCGATGTTGTCGTAGTTGGTCGACGACAGAACCAGCGTCTCCCAAGTAGTGTACTTACCGTCGTGCTCAGAGCCCTTCATGCGCTCCTTGCCGCGACCGGAGGATAGGTTCAGTGCGATCTTCAGAATCTCCTCGCCGTTCCGCTCCGTAGTGTCGTCCCACATCATTGGCAGAGAGTGCACCGTACCCAACATGTTGTACATGGCGTTGTAGGTGGAGCCGTCCGGGTTACCGTTCAGGACCAACGCATCGGGACTACCCCAGATCGAGCTGGCTACCTTGAGGACTGATGTCTTGCCGGCGCCTGACGTGCCGTTGGCGGCGATCAGGGTGCCCTTGTGACCGGTCATGTGGTAGAGCGGTGCCGCGAAGGCGGCGTAGATGAAGAAGCGGTGCGGGGCGTACAGGTCGGCCGCGTAGTGGTTATCCAGTAGGGTAGTCCATGCAGCACGATCGCCGCGCTGGTGGATGCCATTGCGGACAGTGTTCTTGACGTTCTGATGGATGTTGCAGACATGGCTGGAGCCGTTCATCTCGAACATGGTGGTACCGAGCACGAAGCCCGCGCGGACTTCTTCGTGTTCGCCGGAGTATTGCCATCCCAGTCGGTTGTAGATTTTCTCTTTGTCGACCTGATGAGAGAGGTGTTGCAGATAGGCGCTCATATAGTCTTGGATTGATTTCGTGTCCCCCACTTTTGCGTACAGTCCCGCATTGAGGAGGAGTTGGTGGAGGGCACGGCCGTCGCCGAGGACACCCTGACGAATCTCAAGGTCCATCGGTGCTGTCCGTGGGAGGTGGAACCGCCACACTGTTTTTTCTTGCACCTCGCCGGAAGCTGTGTGGCGCATGATGCGTACCGGGTAGAAATCGTTCGGCGAGACGGGGGTGAAGTATGGGTTGCCGTCCTTGTCTTCAATGCGGATCGCGACCTCGTCTACCCCTGTGTCCTTGTTGCGCTTGCGTACATATGGGTGAGGCGGGTTCGGCAGGGTGATCGTGACCACAGTGCCGGTATCCGGGTCTTTCACATCGACGCTGGGGGCGTCCGACTCGATGACATGGTTACCCAGTTGTGCCGGGCTGGTGATGCGCCCATTGTGTGGGCAGGACGCGCATTCGGTGCAGGCAAGCGTGGTGCGGAAGTAATTGCAGGTGGTCGGGCCAGCGTTCCAGCCTTCAGCCTTGTAGAGCATCGTCTGGATGTCAAAGTCAGCGTGCTGGTCTGACACCGACATCAGCGCAGGCATAGGGTCCACTGCGAACTTGGCGACTCCCATGGTGGCACGCCAGAGCGGTTCGGATGACCCCTCTCCGCCAGAAGCTACCTGCCCGCCGATGACCGCGCAGGCGAATGAGACGAGGCCAAAGTTCAGCGGCGACCGGTCCTGCTGGAGATTCCCCTCAGTGGCCGGCAGCCCGCTTGGGCTCCCTATCTTGCGCCTTGGCAGCTCAGCGATGCCGTAGGATGTTTCGTACGCTTGGAATATCAGCCCCAGTGCTGACGGGTCCAGTAAGCCACGATGCTCAGCGAACAGTTCAACCGGCCGCGCGTTGGGGCGCTTCAGGTTGTGGCACCCCAGAAGGCGCAAGACCCGGGCCGAGTCCGATGGGACTGCCGGGTCTATGCGGAGGCCTTCCTTCATGCAGATAGCTTTGAACTTGTCCGCCAGAGGTTGCCACTCTGCCGTTGTCAGGTCTCGGTCGAACGGCCAGTATATGTGCCACCCACCACCAGAGTCGAGGATCATCGGTCTGGGGAGCCCGACCTTCTTGCATAGGCGCTGCAGGTCAGTGATGGCGTCTTCCCGGGTAGGGAAGGTCTTGGCTGCCTTGTCGGCGGTCGGTGCGGGTTCGATGTCGAGGTCGAGGAACAGGCTGCGCATCCATCCAGCGTTGGCCTGAGTGCGTGTCTGCCACTTCTCTTTTGCCGGATTCCAGATTTTTTCTTGGCGGAACCCGGCCAGTGCGAAGAAGACGTTCTTGTGTTCGAAGTTGAGGGCTACTGCCTTGTCGACTGCTTTGTCGAGGTCTTCGAACGTGTGGTGCCGGTAGGGTGTGTTGGTTGCTCCGGCGATTTCGATCGGTTCGGCTATGACGATGTAGCCTGTTGACGGGAGCACGAGCTCCAGAAAGTCTGTTGCGTTCATAGAATCCCCCTAGTGAGTAGGCGATTATTTACCTATTCGGCGGAGGATTCAATCGACAGTGCGTTGGCGAGCTTGGTCATGCGCTCTCGCCCTTGCTCCTCAATGCCCAGCAAACCCAGTTCCTCTGCGGCTCTCAGGCGGGCCAGCATGCCTTTGAGGGCAGCTTCAGCTTTGTCGCTGATGACCCCATCAAAACTCAGTTCCATCCATGAGTAGAGGGTCGGGATCGGGATACCTGCCATGGTAGCCATCTGGCGGACGGGGAGCCGGTACTCGGCAATGTAGGCCAGAAACTGGTTGGCTAGACTGGCCGGATTCATCAGGGCGTTGGCGTTGATGGTGTCCGATTTTTCGTCTGTGATCTGTTTCATTTCTTGTTCTCCAGTTGAGTAAGGGGGCCGAAGCCCCCTAGGGTACTGCTTAGTCGTCCCAAGCCCCAAGCAGGGAGCTCAGCCCAGCATTAGAGGTCGCAGCAGCCGGTTGAACTGGTGCTGGCGCCGGGGCAGGCGCTGGTTGCGGGGCCGGTGCAGGGGCGGGAGCAGCGGCCGGAGTCTCACCCCAACCCTCGCCTTCGTCGTCATCCTCCGCAACCACAGGGGCCGCCGCAGGAGCGGGGGCGGGTGCCTGAACGGGAGCCACTGCGGCGGGTTCACTACGCGGCTTGCGGGCACGAGCTGGAGCGGGTGCGGCAGCTTGAGCTGGGGCAGCAGCGGGTTGCGCCACAGGTGCCACGGTCGTGCCAAAGTCTTCACCTTCATCGTCAGTCTCCGTAGCGCCGGCTTGCTTACCCAGCAGAAGGTTTTTCACTTCCTCAGACTTCCAGCGCTCACCGACGACAGCCCACTCCTCCGGGGTGCACCAGCGTTCGGCTTTGAACAGGAGCTTCGGATACTCGACGCGATGGTCGAACTTGATCTTGGTGACCACTTGCGCCGTGTTGGTAGCGCCGGAGGCACGCAGATAGTCCATGTACTGGTCCCACGTCCTCCACTCTTCGTTCTCTGTGGTCTTATCCCACATCGAGGTCTGAGCAAGGCGCAGCAGCAGGGCGGTGAAGTTCAGCTTGGTGGCCGGGATGACAGCGATGCGCTTGTTCGGTGCGCAGAGCGTGGTCGGCTTGCCTTGGGCGGTCAGCTTGGAACCCTTGACCGAGTTCGGGCAGGAGGCGCAGGCGGAAGCGACCGGCTCCTTGATGTCCTTGTCCGGCGTGACGCCATCCATGGAGGAGCACTTCGGAGCCTTGTTCTCGCCGGCCACGTACTGGCCTTCGTAGAAAGAACGGCTGCGCTTCTTGATCTGGTCGAGAATGATGACCGACACCGTGGTTGACGGTTCGCCTTCCTTGTTGGTGATGAGGGTCTCGTTGTCATCCAGCACGATGCGCCATGCCTTGCCACGGAACGACAGGGCCGGGATGGTCAGCTTGGTAGCGATGTTGGAGTCTTCAGCAGGGATGGCTGCGAAGTGGGCGGGTACTTGGCCTTGGCCGAAAGGGATCAGGTTGCTCATTTTATTCTCCAGAAAGGAAGCGGTTGATTTCTTGCAGATGCGTTGCTTGTGAGACAGCGTCCCACATAGCGGAGTGGTGAATCCCCTGCCGTTGCATCTTCACGGTAGGTGCCACATTCTTCATGGTGCGGTAGCAGCGGTCGTTCCAAAACGCCCATGGGCATTCAATGCCGGCCAGCTTGTAAGCGTTGCGCAGGATCACGTTGTCGAACGTCGACCCGTTACCCCACACTGGCTTGTCGCGCCCCACCCACGCACTAAAGCGGTGGAGGGCGTCGCGGATGTGCACCGCGCGTTCCATCTTACCCATCAGCGCGTCGCGAGCTTCGCCACGCTCCGGAGCCATCCACCAGAGGACGGTGGAGACATCCATCTGCATGCCGATCTCGACACAGGACTCGGGCTTGACGAAGACCTCAAATGTCTCGACAGTACCTTGCGCGGTGGGGGGGAACAGGCATGCCCCGATGGACAGGATGCAGGCGGTGTTGCCGTTGCCAAGCGTCTCCAGATCGAGCATGCACTCCAGTTTTTCTGTTTCGCTCATTTAGCTTCTCCAGTTAGCAATGTGTATGCGGTTTGATGCCCCGCTACGAAGGCAGCTTCCCAAATATCCCGAGGGGTAGCATCCGGGTTTTCTCCACATACTCCTCAAAGCTGAGCCTGAACTTCCCGTGAGCATCCCACAGCGAAATATACAGGACGGTCGAGGTCATTTCCGACGCACCTTCATGGTCATCTCGCGGAAGTAGTTCAGCCCCGGAGGCATGCGCCCCTCGTTGAGCTTGGCGTACTCGTTGATGTGGGTAACCTTGATGCGGCGCTCGAAGAAGTCCAGATCGCCCTGCTCCAGCACGAAGTCGAAGAACGCCTTCTCATCTGCGATACTGGCCAGCATGCGCTCCTCAAGGTACGTCGTGCCAAACTCGGTCTTGAACCCCGTCACGCCTGTAGCTTGCGCCTCAGCGATCAGCGAATGCTCAATGGCTTCCATCGCAGATTTGTACGAGGCGTCGACTTCGCCGGCTTCCTTGTTGGCAGCAGCCCGAGCGTCGCGCAGCGCCACATACTTGGCGACGCGCTTGTCGATCGGTGCCTTGGGGGCGCCGGCTGAAATCTTCTCCAGCGCGGTGGTGATCTGCTGCGCACGGATACTGCGCACTACATCAAACAGCTCCTGCTGCTCGGCAGGCGGCAGCAGTGGGATACCAGCAAGCATGGCTTGCAGTTCGGGTCTCATGTTCAGCTCCTTTATTATTTTCACACTATTATACCTTCTATACTATACCGAAAGCAACTCTTTACGGTACATCTCCAGAATACTTTCCTGACTCAATCGCTTGCCCTCTACTTGGTCATAGATGTTCCTCTCGATGGATGATGCTGAAATCCGGATGATGGTCATCTTCCGGGTCTGGCCGGGGCGGTTGATCCGCTCCATGACTTGCTGACTCTCCTCGTTGCTGTAGATCGGCGCATAGAAGACCATCATGTCAGCCTCAGTGGCCGTGATGCCGTGGGCCATTACCTTGGGGTGGCAGAGCAGCATCTTCAGGTTCGGGTCGGTCTTGAACCGTTGGAAGATCGCGGTGCGGTTTTTGGGGGAGACATCCCCGTTGACCACGTCGCACTCCCATGCGCTGCCATCCTTCGACCACTGCGCCTCGATCTCCTGCTGGAGCTGGTAGATGATCCCTTTGAACGGGACGATCACCAGTACCTTGGCTGCCGCCTGCTCGATGCACTCAAGCAGCAGGTTCAGGCGCGGCTTGTGGTCGACAGGGTGGTACGTCTCGGTCTCCTTGTCCTTCACCACGCCGCACAGTACCTGCCGCATCTTGCCGATCTTGTCCGCTGCATTGACTGCGGTGATCTGCACCCCACTCTTCAACTCGGTGGCCGCTTCATTCTTCAGCTCCCTCAGTGCGGCCAGCTGTTCCCCCGTCACGTCACAGCTTCGGTTCTCATATGTAACTGGAGGTAAGTCCAGACAGTCCGCCTTCTTGAATCGCACCGCCGGCTGCATCGCTTGGAAGGCAGTCTCATGCGAGCCCGGCTTTGGTGCCCACTTATACTGGCTGATCTGCACCATGGTGTTGCGCCGCCACTGCCCGAAGTACTGCGGCACGCTGCTCGGGTTGACTAGCTTGGCCAGCGCCCATGCGTCTAACGGCGAGTTGGGGCAGGGCGTGCCTGTCATCAGCCATAGGCGATGCCAAGGTTGCAGTAGGTTACTCAGTAACTTGTACCGATTCGTCTGTGAGTTTCGGTATGCCGCAGCCTCGTCGACGATCATCAGGTTGATGTCCTTCCGCTTCTTCAGCTCGTCGGCGATGATCGCCAACCCGTCATGGTTGATGATGTAGAAGTCGGCCTGCGTATTGAGCAGGTCGAACCGCTTCTGCCGACTGCCGTGCAGCACCAAGCACGACCGATGTATCAGGCACTGAAAAATCTCGTTGGCCCAGACCAGCTCCAACGTCGAAAGGGGGGAGACGATGATGCACTTTCCCACCATGCCGAGCTTCATCAGGTAGTCTGCCGCCCAGAGGGAACTCGCGGTCTTGCTGGTGTTCCCCGTAACGAATACGTTGCCGTTGCGACGAAGCACCAGAAACGTCTTCGGGACCTCGAAGCAGTATTTGAACCCGTCTGGAGACGGCTCTCTCCATACATTGTTTCGCTTCTCGCCGCCCTCGCCGACCCCCTTCAGGTAGCGCAGTTTGCCCTCTCGGCAGCACCTGACGACGTGCAGGGGGCGCTTCCTCCCTTGCGTCGTCGACCCCATCGTTGCGGTGTGGCCGCAAGCCGAGAACACGTACTGGATGAAGTCGGCCGACGCCTTGGATGTGGAGCAGAACTCGACTGACCCAGTGCGCCTCTCAGTGCCGTCCCAACGCCACACCTCATCGGCGATAACCCGCAGTTGGCTGGCAGAGGCTGCCCACCACCGCTCTCCGAACTCCTTCTCTCGTATGGGGGCGTTGAACCGGAAGATACTGAACTCTTCGGCCCCAACGTACTCTGGGGCGGACTCCGTATATTCGACTCCGGCAGCATTCAGCAGCTTGCGCAGTCTGGACTTCTTGCGTTCTTTCTTCACCCGGACGACACACCAAGGGGTGGGTTTACCGAAATGCCCGTCAGCGATCAGTGCGATCTGCAGCCGGAGCTGCGCGTCGGAGTCCGGCATGCCGGCCCCACCCTCCCCGCAGAACGACGTAATGAATCGCCCGCTCCACCCCCGATCAGACTCGTGGTACGCCTGCTCCACCTCCCGGGCCGACCGCACCATGAACTTACCTGTAGAGGATACGTAAGCCACGCGGTGCTCCGCACTGAGTAGCTGGTCTACGCCGCGAGATGTTTTGAACCGGATCATCTCGTCGCAGGGGTACTTCACATACTCAGTCGGCTGGACGAAGGATGCCTCACCGGTGTCCTTGTCATACTGGGCAACCTGCCCGCCATCGTAGTCAGCGATGCGCCTCCACCCAGTAGGAGATAGGTACTCGGTGTTGGCATCGACACACCCCATTTCGTTCAACACAAACGCACGTTGGTGGAAGGTCAGGAACTCGGCTGTTTCGATCTGGTGGTCGAACACCTTGCTGAACTTGGGTGGCCGAGGCCAGCTGTAGTTGTATCGGATAGGGGACGGTGCCTTGACCCCCATGTTGCGCAGCACGCGCACCACATCCAGATCGAACTTGACCGCGATGTTGTGCCCTTCGTAGTCGATGTTCTTGGACCACTGAGGCATGACCTTGCGGACAAGCTCAGGCTGGCGCAGGCGCAGCAGCAGCGAGTTGGACTCTTGGTGGACTATCATTGCAGCTCCAGAAAACTCCGCAGGATGGCGAACGTCTCACTATCGCTCTCCCCACGGATAACCAGTACGATGGCTCCTGCCTTCTGCATCTCATCGATAGTGGCCTCCTGACGCAATGTCAGCTTGCCCTTCTCGGTCTTCGTTTCGATAGCGAGGAACCGCCCCTTGTGGCAGCAGATGAAGTCCAGTGAGGGCTTCCCCATCCCGTTGGTTACTGGCATGTGGTAGTAGACGCCGAACTCCTTCAGTACCTTCTTCACCTTCTCTTTGACCTTGCCCTCGGGAGTCACGCTTCCTCCCCCACGTTGAGCGGGATCGGATTCACGCCGCGCAACGCAGCAGCCTCGAGGTCATCGTCTGCAAGGGTGTAATATTCACAGCCTTCGCGCTGCCGGCTCAGCCTTCTGGCGAGCTCCAGCGTTAGTGGATTACTAGTCAGCATCGCCATGGCGAGCAGCTCTGAATCCCGGTGGTTTTCGTACCCCGTATAAAACATCTTCTTTCTCCTTCGACGAGTGTTGACACCGACAGGTACGATCTGTACAGTCGGCACTGTTTCATGTCTCTCCAGACGACCCCCTTTAGCCCCGCCAGTACCCCCTACTGGCGGGGCTTTTCTACTTCTGCTTCTTCGGAGCCCAGAACTCGCAGGAGGTGACAGGGCACCAGCCGTTGCAAAGCCCCGACTTGCGGGGCATCCACATGTCCTGCTTGAATGCCGCGTTGTACCGGGCGAGGTCTCCAACGAACGCTTGCCAGAGGTCAGCTTCTTCACTGCGCTTGAACGTCTCATAGTCGTTCTTCCCCTCCTTCAACCAGACGAACCCAGTCTTGACTTCGTCGATCTCGGGGTGGTGCAGGAACACCAGCAGGGCGAACAGCTTGAGCTGCTTGGAGCCTTCTTTGCGCTTGCCCGTCTTCCAGTCTAGTGCGTATGCCTTGTTGCCTTTGATAAGCAGCACGTCGATGATGCCTCGGCACCACACATCTTTGGCGAACCAGTCGCAGGGCTTGAGGTCTTTCCCAATGGCGTACTGCCGTTCGGGGAAGATGGTGTCGTGGGGGATACCCAGCACAGCCTCCAGATAGGGGGCGTACGGGGTAAACGACTCCAAGTCCATACCTTGCAGCTTCAGGGTGGCCCAGATTTCAGCCGCCTCGTTGGCAGCGTCGACCGAGTCCATCGTGTCGAGAATGCTGGCCTCGAAGAACTTATGCACCTGATCACCCCACAGGGCAGCGTCACCCTGCGTATCCTGCACATCCTTGGCCACACGCTTGTGGAAGTATTGCTTCGGGCAGTTGAGGAAGTCACCCAGCGCTGAGTGACTCCACGGGAGGGGCTTAGCCATCGCCGTTCGGTATCATTTGTTTCCGCCTTTCTTCATGGAGCCGTCCGCATTGCGGGGGAAGCTCCGGTTGTCGCCTGCGTCGACTGCCCGCAGGTTGGACGTTGCGTTGGTACCGCCCTTGGAGAGCGGCGTCTTGTGGTCTACATCTTGCCCCGGCTTGACCATGCCTTTCTTCACCATCACACGCCGGGCGCGGTTTCGGGCTGCACGCTTGGGCTTCTCGCCTCGTGCATCAGAGGTCACCTTCTCTTGGGCGTAGTCACGAACGTAATTCGGGCTTGAGGGCATCGTCGATCTCCTTCGGGTAATAGCCATACTCGCGCATGGCAGCCTTGTCCACGGTGTAGATAAGAGACTGCTGCTCGCGGTTACCCCAGACGGGGCGAACCTCTAGTTTACGCCCCTTATCGACGGCCCCCAATACCTCAAACCACGGATGGTCGCCGCTACTCTTGTGGAGGAGGGCTATCATCAACAACCTCGACGGCGTACCCGTACTTGGTCAGGATTTCCTCATTCACCATGCGCTCAAACGTGACCCCGTGAGACCCCTCCAACGTAAGAAACATGTTCACATTCTGGGGGTCGGAGGGGTCTTGCATGCGCTTGCTGAGGATTTTGAACCGCAGCCCGGGCTTCTTGGTGCTAGACAGGTAGCGAACCTTAGCCATGACATTCCCCCGACAGGTGGTGGCACAGCTCCTTGATGTGGGCGTCGACTGCACGCATCAGCTCGGGGCAGAACGTCGCCTCTGCCTTACCCATGCGGCGCCAGTGCTTAGCCCGAAACGTGCGCCAGAACTTGAGCTGCTCGACTGTTGACATGGCCTTGAGGGGGGCCAGCAGCGCGTCGAGCTGCGACTCTTCTCTTTTCTTCATGATTTTGCCTTTCCATACGACCTGTGGAATCCGCCTTCTGAATTGAGTGGGAGGTCGGGAGCCCACTCAGGAGGCTTACGCATTAGGTTCAACATGTCTTCAAGCGCGTCCTTGGCATCGTCTTCAGCAACCACACCCACCGCCTCGTCGTGTACCGACAGCGCGATCTTGTCGGTCTGGCTGGCGGACAGTGTCTGCTCCATGACGACGATGCGGGCGAGCGCTTGGATGATGTTCTCCACCACCTTACCGCCGTAAATCTTGGTGCGAGCACGCCCGTCGAAGTATGAGTACCCTTCGCCGCGAGCGCTGCTGTACTGCAGTTCCGGATACTTAATCTTCAACCCGTTCGGGAGCACCAGCCCGTCCTTGCAGGTCTTGACGATACCCCGGGCATCGACCGACACACCCTCAATACCCTTGAGGATGAACCCAAGCGCCTGCTCAGCCCGTTTCCATAGGTCGACAACCATGGGGTGAGTGTTTCGGTACACGTCGACAACCATCTTGGCAGTCTGCTCGTCGATGATCTGCTTGGCCATAGTCCGCACGGCAGAGACGAACTTGGTGCCGCCCATGCCATACCCCAGACCCAGCACAGCTGTCTTGCCCAGCTGGCGTTCGGACGGGTTGTCGTGCTTATTGATCGGCCGGTTGTATATACGTTCGGCCATGGTGCAGTACACGTCCGGCCCCAGCTTGGCATCAGCCTTGTGGAAAATCTCCACAGCATCCTTCTGGCAGGCCAGCCAGCACAGTACGCGTGCCTCGATGTTAGACGAGTCGCCGACAATGATTACGTCGCCCGGCGGAGCCACCACAGAATCGCGCAGCTTGGAGCCCCGGCCCATGTTCTGCCAGTTCATTTTGTCGCCGCCGCTCAATCTATGTGTTTGTTCCGCACCCGAGTACTTCAGGTACACAGGCGCAGCACCGCGCAGCCCCATCCCTGACATTCGGACAGCCCGAGACTCGGCGATGGTTGTCTTGTTCTTCAGACGTGCTGCGATCAGGTGCTGGACACGAATATCTGGATGCTCCGCCAACGCCTCCATCGCTTGGTCAGTCTTGGCGAAGGCGAACGTCTCCTTGCCAGTGGTGAGGCTGATCTTGGTCGGCGGCATTACGCCAAGCTGCTCCAGTGCGGCAGCAAACTTGTCGTTGGACATCACATCAGCCAGCTGGATGCCGGCCTGCAGCAGTGCCGTGGTCTTATCTGCCCGGATATCCTGCACATACTCCTCCAGTAGTAGCGTATCCAAGTGCAGCACCGGCTCGGTGAACATGCGGATCACCATGTCGATGATCTTCAGTTCGGACTTCTGGAAGTTCGGCAGGAGGATGTCAAAAATCTTCCGAGTCAGGTCGATGTCGTTGCAGCAATACTGGCCATACCGTTGAATCTGGCTGCCACTGAAGTCCCTCCGATGCTTACCGCGAGCATCCTCTACCTCGGTACCCTTCTTGCCAATGCCGAACCGTTCGGCCAGCTTGGCAAGCCCCATGGGAACCTTCTGCCCAAGGGCTGCCCGAGCCATGGAGAGCGTGTCGAACCATGCTTTTGGGTACTGCTTATAGACGTGGCTGAGGATCAGGCCATCAAAGTGGGCATGGTGGCAGAGCACCCCGTTGTTGCGGATGTCCAGCCGGTCCAGCTCACGGGCAACGTCCGGTGCATCCACCCAGTAGGACTTCTCCTGATTGACCTTGAACCCGCACATGATGGTCTCAAAGCGCGGGTCACGGATGTACTCCTCCGTGGTCATTTTCGACAAGGTATATGTATCGGAGTACATTGTCTCAAAATCGAGCGTGATGAGGTTCATCTTGAGCTCCAAGGTGTGAGGGCTGTCAGCGGCGGTATGTCTTCTGACCACTGCTCAGTCAGGTTGTATTCCGCCACCCACATCGAAATGTCGGCCACCAAGCGTTTGAGGTTGCGCCCCCACGGACGCCCCATAGTGTTCGTGGGGGTTACGACGAGTTTCGGCTTGCCCACGCGGAAGAGACCGTAGTCTGCGTCCCACGTGTCACCAAGCCTCAACTCGTCGTGCAGGCAGCTGATGATTGTCTCGAACGATTGGAAGTTCACCGTGGCGCCGGACTTGAGTACGATGCCATAGTCCCGGCCGAACTCGAACTGGGCGATCACGTTGAGTGAGTGCCTGTTCTCGTCGCCCGCCCGGCCGAACCCCATGACGCCAAGGCTACGCATATACGGTACCAGCAACATTTAGGTTCCCCTTCATACGAACAGTGTGGCGATCATCTGTGCCAAGGCCCAGCTCAGCATAAGCAACGAGAAAACCGAGGCAACAGCGAGCATGAGCAAGGTGGCTGAGGCCCGTTTCTGGGTCATTATCTTCTCCATCAACAAACGCTGTGACGTGGCGCAGAGCAGCATCAGTGAGCCGACTCCAATCCATACCGCCCATCCAGTTGAACCTGCCATATTTCTCTGCTCCAAACTGCATTACAAGGGCTTCGGCAATCAGCGCTTGGCGCGGGATCAACCCGAGCGGCGGTTTGCCTTGGTCGTATTTTACACCTTCTGTGTCTTTCATGCTCCCTCCGTGTCAAAGTTCGCGAGTGCTGCCTTGCGCAGCTCAGCAGTGGTCTCCTTGTCGTAGCACTGGTAGCCCCAGCGTTCGAGGTAGGCGATCAGCTGCTTGCGTGTGGCGTTCACCAGATGTAGCCTTGATGTCATGCTTCTCCCCCTTCTGAGTCTGTGACGGGTTTGACGTATTCCACCAGCACCCCACACTCCTCGAACAGAGCGTGGGCCCGGCGGACGTGTTCTGCCCAGCGGTGCATGAATGCCACGTCAGGCTCGTTGGTTACCACCTTAACAATGCCAGACTGGACGATAGCCCGAGCGCAGTCCATGCAAGGAAAGTGAGTGACAAAAATAGTACTGCCACCCAGAGGAGTGCCAACACGTGCGGCATTGGTGATGGCATTGAGCTCCGCGTGGCTGAACCAGAAGTACTTCTCCGGTCGTGTTGTTCCTCGGATGTCCTCATCAGCAGAGCACCCTCTCGGCGCTCCGTTGTAACCCATTGAACGGACCTCGTTTGCAGGTCCAAGAACAATTGCACCGACCTGCGTGCTCTTGTCCTTGCTGAGCTTTGCGATAGCATCGGCCACCCCCATATATTTGCTGGTTTTCATTTGTCGTTCAGGGCATTGACGACGAGGGCGAGGTAGCGGCGGTCATCATCGGAGAGCGGCCCCTTGACGGTGATCTTCACGTCGATGTCGACGTTGGTGTCGCCGTCCTCGTCAGGCTTCTCCTCCGGTACCTTCTGGGCTGCATTGGTGACGCGCTTGGCCAGTGAGTGGTTGACCTCAGTGATCTTGGTGATGCGCTCGTTCAGGGTCGCGATGCGGTCGCGCTGACTGGCCAGCAGCTCAGAGATGTTCACGCCAAAGATCGTGATGTTGGCGTTCAGGAGGGCGCTGATGTCGCAAGCAGTTTGTTTTTCGGTGTTCATGGTGGTTCCTTTCGATGGTAGAATTGGTGCCTGCACCGCTCTGGCACAGGCTTGTTTGTTTTTGAATACTCAACTAACCCGCCGGAGCGGGTGCAACCTTACCCTTCGGCCAGCCAGCAGCCATCAGGTCGGTAACAAGGTTGGCCACCACAGGCATCTGGCGGGCGCCTGAGCTTTCTCGTCATAGTCCACGCGGGGTACATCGTCCAATGCGGAGCTGACAAACGCTTCGCGGTCATAGTTGGTGAGTCTCATGGTTTTCTCCAGTTGTTGGTGCCGCCCCGGCTTTCCCGAGCCTGTCCCCTCCTTTCACAGAAGAGGTTGATGGGGCGGCGTTGGTCAGTTGTAGGCTGCGAAGATCGCCGGCCGGGTATTGGCAGATTTGTTGGCGTACAGCTTGGCAAGGCCGGTGTCGGCTGCGTACTTCTCAGCATGACCAAGGGTGTCGAACGTCAGGTCATCCAGTTCCTTCTTCACGGTGCGCCAGAAGAGGTTAAACCAGAGGACTTGGATGATGAACTTGCCGACCTTGTGGTCAAAATGAATCCGAAACATTTGCTACCTCCTTGTAGAGTTGGACCAACACCTGCCCCACGTACCAACTGGGTGGGAGGGTGCCGTCCATGATTGAGTACAGTTGCTGCCGGGTGCAGTCGCACATCCGCCCCAGCCCAGACATCGAGAACCCCTCAGCGCGAAGGGTGTGGATGAGCTTGGGCCAGTCCGGTTCGTCGACGAGGTACGCCCGGTCAGCCTGCCGCTTGTGCTTGTAGGCCATCCAGCACCTCCCGAGACATCGAGACGCGCTTGTACAGGCTGGCCATAGGGACCATGTGGTAGCGCTTCTTGAAGAACTGGTAGTTGCGGCGGGGGTGCCCCTTGGGCAGCCGGCATGTGCCGAACACCATCGAGTTCCAGCCCTTGATGCTCAGGTGGATGTTCTGTCCACCCAAGCCTGCGAAGACTTGATTCGTGGTCTTGGTCGGAAGTTCAGGGCGGTCCTTGGTTACTGAGTAACCTACGATTTTCCGCATTGTCTTTGCTTTCTTGCCTCTCATGTCTTACTCCTTGATGTTGATGCTCAGGTCAATCCCCAAGCTATTGAGCTTGAGGGTGTCGCCCACCCGAAGGCAGGCACGGTTGAAGGTCAGCACGGTGTTCCCTTGGGTGTCGACGACCTCCACTGCCAGCACCACGTTGGTCTCGTTGATCTCCGTGATGCGGATGCGCGGGGTGCCGGCCACATGGGAGACCGTAGTGTCCTCAGAAAACGGATTCCCCCCGCACAGTCCCATCAGTGCACCGTGCCGCTTGCACCGAACGCAGTGCTCGCGCCAATCTCCGGGCGGGACGCGAGCTCTTTCTCGGTCTCGTCTGAAATAGTGCCAGCGTCGACCATCTGACCATCTTTGACCTGACCAACGCCGATGACGTTGATCTCCCGCTTGATCGTGGTCGTCTCGTAGGACTCCGTCGACTCTTTGCGCAGCCAGTTGTCGAACGCCAGTACAGCTGCGTCGAGGTCGTCCGCCTCAACGGCGACGTTGTGCAGGGTGGTAACGGCAACGCCGAAGTGGAATTCTCTGTTTGTACTCATGTGCATCTCCTAGTCAAAGAGCCCAAGCGCTTGGGCGATATAGTCGGCAGCGTAATATCGCCCGCTCCGGGTAGCGTTTTCAGTTGTTATTGATACGTCCAACTCGTCCATGATACCCATCAGCTTGCGGCACCACTGGTTGCCAAACTGTCGATCCCAGTTGTACTCGTGCTCTATGTCCGGGTCGATGGCGTCGGCCATGATTAGCGCTCCCGAACGGCTTTTATCTTGGCCTCGATCTTGTTCATCATCAGCTCGTAGCGCGGCGTGCCGAGCTTGATCGGAACCTTGAACTCCGTCGCATGGCCGTTGGCGTCCCGCTCCCTGCGCCAGTAGAAGGGCAGCATGTGGCGCTTGCCCGGGGCGTCGTTGTCCTTGCAGCGGCGATGGAACTCAGCACGTTCCTGCTGCAGCATGCCCAGCTCCATCTCCTTCTCCAGCTCAGTCATGCGGCGGTGCGCCGGGATGATGTCCCAGTAGGCTTGGGAGTATTCGCAGTCGGGCTTGGTGTATTCCAAATCCCGACGCCAGTCCCTGAGTATGTTGGCGTGCATGGTAATCTCCTATGTAGTTGGCTGAATCTCAGCGATTAGGTCGTCCCCGAAGAAGACATGCGCTACTTTACCTGTAACGCCTTCTTTCGTCAAGAAGTGTAGAATCTCCGACAGTGTTACATCAAGGGCGGGCGTCTCGATATGAACTTCATCCTCGTTCTCGTCGAAGATGGTCAGCCCCTTGGCGGGCGAGTCGATCCCCGCCCCAACCTTATCAGCCACCCGGCAAAGACGTGACTCCACACGGGTGAGCCGTTGTCGGATTTCAGTCAGCATGCTGCGTTCGTCATAGTTCATTTCGTTACCTCCGGCTTTCTGAAAAGTGGGGCGGAATATTTTGAAGCTGTTAAGGCAGCACTAGCAAACTCACCGCCAAGGTCAGCATCAGCAAGTACATCTTGCTTCTGTTTACTTGATATAACCGACGAACTACCATTCATATAAGCAACAGGCTCACCCATCACACTATCAAGCCACTCTTTCAGCACTTGGGCTGAATCGTCTGGGGTGGGAAGGGCTTCGATTAGAGCGTGATACGTGTCCATCGGAACCATCATTGCAGTAAATTCGTCAAAGTCTAGAACTTCCTCAGAGTCGATTTCTACTGCTTTGATCGCCTCCCGCAACTTCCCAATCACCGCAGCTTGTGCGGCAATGGTGTTTCCGCATTTCTCAAGCGTGTTAATCAGATGATCTGCTTCTCCAGCAAATAAGTTTTCTTCCGCATTAACAACCATGTCGATTGCCAGTTTAATATCTATTCGGTTCATTTCTCTTGCTCCTTAACGCTGGCGATTGCTTTACGGGCGTTGTTCCAATACTCAAACGCATCATATTCAGCGCCGCTAGGCCAGCTTGCTTTCAGAGCTTCTTCGTACAGTTCAACCGCACTTAGAAGTTCGTCGCGCTGCTTCTCCGCAGCTTCCAGCCGTTCGATTAGTTCGAGGATGGTCTTAGCGGCCTGTAGTTCATGGGTGTCTGCTGTCTTACGTTGCAGATAGTTGAGTAGTTTTTCTAGGTCGATTGCCATTTCTCATCCCTTCGCAGCGTGCGCGGCGCACATAGCCAGCAATGGTTCTTTCCACTGTTTCCAAAACTCAAGAGCGTCGTCATCCATTTGCGCTATCTGGGAATCGCTAAACTCGCTCCACTCGGCGTGGGTATAGCGCTTACAACCGAGACGCATGTAGTTGTCAGTGATTAGTGCGGTGTAGCGCAGTCCACACGTAATATGAATTGGATTTTTCGATACGACTTCGCCGTCAATTTTGGCTCCGTACAGGTTGGCTTCGCGCAGGTTGGCTCCGTCCAGGTTGGCTTCGTACAGGTTGGCTCTGCTCAGGTCGGCTCCGCGCAGGTTGGCTCCGCGCAGGTCGGCTCCGTCCAGGTTGGCTTCGTACAGGTTGGCTCCGTACAGGTTGGCTCTGTACAGGTCGGCTTCGTTCAGGTTGGCTCCGCGCAGGTTGGCTTCGCGCAGGTTGGCTCCGCGCAGGTTGGCTCCGCTCAGGTCGGCTTCGCTCAGGTTGGCTCTGCCTTTTTCGGCGGCGTGTTTAACTGTTTCCACATCAAATTCGCAGAGCGTAGCCTGCGTGTAGCGGTGTTTGATTGTTATCATTTCTCATCCTTTCGTAGGTTCTACACGGAATCAGGTAGAACCAAGCGCTTGGTTTGCCGCTATCGCAGCAGCCTTCAGTTTTTCAATGCCGATCATTTCTTCACCTCTAAAGTTTCATATCCATCGTTGCGGCGGACGTAGTCAGCTCGATACGTTTCCTTGATGTACTTCAGCACCGCCCGCAGGTCGCCAGTTTTGTGAATCCCAGCAGCGGGGCGGATCGCGATGGCGAACACGCCATGCGGCACGAACATGTCGCCCTTGGCGAACTGCTCCTCGATCAGCATCAGTGCAGCGAACGGGCTGCCATCAGGCAGGGGCATCCCATCCGGCCACTCACCAAGCTCCCAGCGTCCGATGGTGGCCTTCTCCAACTTACGGAAGAGGTTGGTGTAGGCCTGCGTGACTTCCTTCTTGGTGATCCGCTTAAAGTCAGGGCGCTGATCCTCCGGCATGACTTCGCCGTGGTTGTCGATCCGCATCCCGTCGAAGTAGGGGTACCCGCCGACCCTGACGCCCTGCTCGAATCCAAGGGCTGCGTTGCTGTGCATGCTGCAGCCGGTCAAGGCTGCGATGCGCTGCTGCGTCGTCGGGCTCGTCGAGTGCCTGCAGGCGTCAATCACCTTATACTCAGGGTAGTACTTGACAATGGTGCTGTTGTGGAAGGTGGCGTAGAAGAACCCGCCGGTTTCGTAGTCAGCGTAGTGCAGCTCGGTGTTGTCGCCCAGCTTCAGGTATCCCTTGGCGAGTTTGCGGGGGCTGGCGTCGTCCCACATCTTTTTGCACGCTGCGAAAGTGCGGGGCGTATCCCGCGTTCCGAATCCTCTTGAAAATCCCATGATGCTTCTCCTATTAAGTTGAGGTTACTCAGTAACCTATGATTCAAGCCCGCATAGCAGGGCTGTCGGTATTGCAAGGTCAACTACTTCGCTCTCCAGTCGATCCCCAAAGCTGGCATGGGTGATCTGCTTCCAGTACCCAGCGCCGTGGCGACCGTTGGAGTGCGTTGCTTCGATCAGTCGCCAATCCAGCTTGTTCGGGAACCACTCAAGGCGCCAGAGCGTCATCCGCCAGCTCGACCGGCCATACTTATCCTCTACCTTCCGCTGGATACGGAAGGTAACCTTTCTCTCGTCCTTCTTCTTGTGCTCCTGTTTGAGTCGGTAGTCGGTCATGGCTCCTTCTCCAGTTCATACGTGGCCTCAGCGAAGGCCATGGCGTCGCCGGCGTGGATGAACGCTCCAAGCTGCACAGAGTTCTCATCCTGAACGACCCACATTGGCTGGGCGTCGTCGAACTCGCCGGCCTCATCCCAGCACATCTTCCGAACGACGCTCATGGCGGCTGCTCTGAACGGTGCTGTGGTCGTCAGGCGGGCACCGCCCATCTGGTTGCGCCAGCCACGGTCGAACAGCTCCTTGGTGACGATGCCCATATCAGCCCCCATCGATCTTGCATAGATAGTCAATACTTTTCCCACTGAGTTTTTTCCTCCGCAGCTTCTGCAGCTTGTCCCTATGCTCCTCCTGCTTGATCTTGGAGCATTCCGTATGGTCTGGCCCGGAGGCCCCGATGTGTCCGCCACAAATGGAGCAGGTGCGGGTAGTGGGCGTAAATAGTCCTGTTGTTTTGCTCATGCTAGTCCTCCTCCACATGGATAACGTCCCCGAACGGGGGACCGTAGTGGCCAAGATGGGCTGGGTCGATGATGCTCGCCCAGATGACAGGGTACTCCGGCTCGT